CACATATTGGCCACGATTTCCTAGAAGATTCCGATGAGCGATATGAATTCTACCACACAAGAGAAGAGAAGATTCCGTTTGACATTGAATACCTGAATAAGATTACCCAAGGTGGAGTCACACGAAAATCATTAAATATTCTTATGGCTGGTACTGGTGTCGGTAAGACTATCGGTATGTGTCATATGGCCGCATCGAATCTGACGATAGGAAAGAATGTTCTATACGTCACAATGGAAATGGCAGAGGAACGTATTGCTGAAAGAATAGACGCCAACCTGCTTGATATCGAATTGAATCGCCTGAAAGATTTAACTAAGGTGATGTACGACCGCAAAATGGAGCAACTTAAACAGAAAGTAAAAGGCAAGATAATCATCAAGGAATTCCCAACATCTCAGGCACATACAGGTCATTTTAGACATTTGCTCAACGAATTATCATTAAAGAAAGATTTCAAACCAGACATTATATATGTCGATTATCTTAATATATGTGCATCTCAAAGGCTCGTAGGTTCTCAATCTGTTAACTCTTATACATACGTTAAGGCGATAGCAGAAGAACTCCGAGGTCTAGCAGTTGAATTCAACGTGCCTATTTGGTCTGCAACCCAGACCACACGTTCTGGTTTCGGCAATTCAGATGTCGGTCTGGAAGATACATCTGAATCCTTCGGTCTGCCAGCAACTGCTGACCTCTTTCTCGCTCTTATTCAGACAGAGGAACTAGAGGAGTTGAATCAGGTGATGGTGAAACAGTTGAAAAATCGCCACGGTGATATTGCTATCAATAGACGATTCGTCATCGGAATCGATAAACCCAAGATGAAATGGTACGATGCTGAACAATCAGCACAGGAAGACATCATTGGAACGACTTCCGTGACTAGTGGGCCACGCTCATATGAAGAAGCGGAATCTATGTTTTCCGGTGCCAATAAGAAGAAGGCATTTAAAGACTTCAAAATGTAACTGTCGATTCTTATAAATATGTAATAAGAGTAAATTACATATCCCCTTGAAGGTCATTATGAAGAGATTCACCTCATTTGTTCGCCTGTTAGAAGCCCGAGCAACTACCGAACAAAAAGACGTTAAAGATTATATTACCACACTGCTTTCTTCTATAGGAATTAAAGTAACTGGTGGTGCTAAGGCAGGAACCACGTGGCATATTAGAGCCGCAGTGGGTACGGACCCAATAGCATTCTTCAAGCAATACCCAGAAATTAAAATAAAAGATAGTTCAGAAAGTGTATCTGGCACATATGATACATTTGAAATTACTGTTAAGGATGTGGGTACAGCATTGTTTGTCAATCAAACACGCTCCGCGGAAGATAGCAAGGCACAATCCCTCACTACTAAACAATTAACTCCAGATGCTTTTCATCTCGGAGGCATTGAGGAAACTCCTTCAGGAATTAAAAAAATAGTAAAAGCAAATATCAAATCAATGAATAAATTGAGTGAAGATACGAAGAAATTCCTAATAGCACTCTTAGATAAAGCAGATGAAAAAGGAAAGAGTATTGATATATCAGACATACTACCACCAGATGAGGTTTCCAAAAGAGACTTAGCAACTATATCAAAAGATTTTGGAGAAATTCTCGCTGGTATATGGGCAGTCCGAAACATCGGCTTTAGTAAAGCATACTTCCCACTAGCAAGTAATGAGCCTCTCGCAGATTTTTATGGCATACGAGGACGAATGAGATACCCTATATCGGTAAAGTCTGGTGGAGGAAGTTCTACTACAGTTAAAAATTTAACCGATGTTTTAGAAGAGCATATGAAAGACCCCGAATATATAACGGGATTCACAGAAACCGAGAAAGCATTGATGGATGTACTATTTGCTCTTAAGGACCTTTCTGTAATGGATGGAATTGTCAAAGCGAATGTGATACTGAATACGCCTGGAATTAAAAAACTTGCAACAGCAATGGGCACTCGGGTAAACTCAATAGATTTAAATAAAATCCAACTCTGGTTAAATGACTTTAAATCAAATAAACAAATCCAGACCAAACTGAAACCCTTCCACGATGAAATGAACAAACAAGTGGATAAAGGAAGTTGGAAGAAGTTAAAAGGGAAGGGTATTATTGGATTCGTAATTGGGCCAATGGGGCATCATTTGACAGAAGTATTAACAAGCAAATACAATAAAGAGTTGACAACGATGGTCAGACAGATTACACTAGTACAACTGAATATCGATGTTAAAAAGCAGGCACTGGTTGCCAAATATGAGAAATTTAAAAATCTTAAATTTAAGTTTAGTTGGGGTGGCGGAGCACCTAATCCAAATAGAAATAAGATTGGATTTAAGGTTGGAAAATAATGAAAAAATTTAGTTCATATATGAAAGAACCTACCAATGTGGGTCGGTATCTTCAGGAAGAAAAACTCAAACATTTAGAGCATTTGGAAGATGCTATCTTTAATGCTGGCTTTGCCGGTGGAATTGAAGCACTCCGTATGCTAGAAGAAATTATTGCATCTCTCCAAGGCAATGCTTCAAAGGGCATTAATATACAGAGCAAAGTGGATGGTTCGCCATCGATTATTGCTGGAACCAATCCAGAAAATGGAAAGTTCTTTGTGGCTACTAAAGCCTTATTCAACAAGACTCCAAAAATTAATTACACGGATGCTGATATCGACAAGAATCACGGACACGCGGCCTCTCTAGTAGACAAGATGAAAATTGCCCTTGCTCAATTTCCAAAACTAAAGATTCCGGGTATTTGGCAAGGCGACTTTATGTTTATTCCATCAGACTTAGCGAAAGAAACGATTGATGGAGAGTCTATGGTCACCTTCACACCGAACACTATTACATATGCAGTACCTACAGACCAACCACTCGCAAAGAAAATACTCGGCGCTAAAGTCGGAGTTATCTGGCACACCTCGTACACGGGCAACACCATTGCAGACTTATCTGCACAATTCAAAGTAAATGTTCCTGGACTAGCGAAAACTAAAGACGTATGGGCAGGAGATACTGATTTTAATGACGTATCTGGTACTGCTACGCTTACAAAGTCTGAACTGAAGGACGTGCAGGGAAGAATTAATTCTGCCAGAGCCCATCTTAAACGATTAGACAAGAAAGGTCTGAAAGTATTGTTCCCAGGAAGTAAACTGGTGGATGATACGATACCCTTTAATGTAAAAATATATATTAATGATATGGTAGGCCAAGGCAAGCAGTATTCTAATAAACAGAAGGCCATTGGCGGATTTATAGACTTTATCCGAAAGCGATATCAGCCAAAGATAGATAAATTAAAATCAGCAAAGGGAAAAGCGAAGAAACAAGCAATGTTAGACGATATGATTAATACATTGAATTCCGATAGAAAGATTGGAGGCACTTTCGCTTATGCGTTAGAGTGGCACAATATTGTCGCAGATATAAAACTAGCCCTCATTAAGAAGATGGAGCAAGTAAATACTATTCCAGCGTTTCAGAAAACGTCAAGTGGATATGAAGTAACTGGACCTGAGGGATTTGTTGCGGTAGACCATATGAGCAATAAAGCGATTAAATTAGTAAATAGATTGGAATTCAGTAGGAATAATTTCAACGCAATTAAGAGTTGGTCATAATGGGTAGATTTTCCACATATGTCAATGAGATAGGTTTCTCTGGACGGTCAGTTCGGAACGTAGACCCAATTCAAATGATGATTCGGAATATCCTTTCTGGAGAGTTCAAGTTGAATATGGTAGATAAACAGCCCGATATGATAAAGAAGAGAATACTTAGAGATATAAAAGAACTACTGGGCGGTGATATTCCAATATGGATGCCCAAGAAATTTAAACTGTCAAAGAAACGGGCCAAGGATTTAGAGACACAAATGAAGAGTTACAAATGAAAGCCAGCGAATATAGAAAGTCTCTTTTAGAGGAAGACAAAAAGAAACCATATCGTTTTGTGGTAATCTGGTATGATGACCCGGAAGACCCCGATGACCCAGAGAAAACCGCCAACGAAATGATAGTAGAAGGCAAAAAGATAGGTTGCGAGGGATTCAAAGTAGATATTGATGGTGCGTATTCTTCTCTTGATATAAAGACTAACAAAAGATATATCTATGATATAGATGGTAAGAAATTTATGGTTGATGAAGATACTTTGGTTTATGTTCGAGCACCAGTTACCAAAAGAAAATCTTGGTCTAATCTATTAACACAGTTAGAAAGAGAAAATATTTGTTGTGTTAATAGTAGATTTTGTATGGAAAGTACCTCGGACAAATATAGAACAAGTCTGGTTCTAGCAGAAAATGAATTGAATCAGCCTCAAAATGTTTTAATCCACAATCAAAATAAAGCATTAGATGCCTTTGATAGGATAGAGACCGACTTTCCAGTCATTTTAAAAACATTAACAGGTTCATTAGGTGTTGGTGTTGTAAAAATTGAAACGGAAGAATCTTTAAATGCAACAACTCAATTGATGCACAAACTAGACCCCAATATGGGAGTATTAATACAAGAATATATTCCAGCAAAGTATGATGTAAGAGTTCACGTTATTGCTGGTAAAATCCACGGGGCAATAAAAAGACCAATTGTCGCAAGAGATTTTAGAAGTAATGTATCTTTAGGCTCTGTACCAGTATCACATTCATTAACAGAACTGGAATCAGAGGTAGTTGTTAAAGCGGCCAGGGCAGTTGATGGATTGTGGGTCGGAGTAGATTTTATTCCAGCGAAAAATAGAGAGAAAGACAGTCCTTTTTTCATTGAAATTAATTCTACACCAGGTACCAAAGGATATACAAAAGCAACAAAAAGAAATTTAACGGGCGATGTTATGGCAACATTTTTAAATAGAGACAATTGGTTGAGACAAAAACCATTTGACTCAATATATGAAAATCAAAATGGATAACGTGATGAAAACTTATGTTGAATATCTAGAAGAAGCAAAATCAAAACCTGTCGTATTTACGTTCGGGCGATTTAATCCTGTAACCAACGGCCACGAGATAGCAATTAATGATATCATCAAGAAGGCCAAGGCCAAGGGTGGAACTCCAATGATATTCACTAGTCAGACCAACGACAAGAAAAAGAATCCACTGTCTTATAACGATAAGACGAAGTATTTGAAAGCGTTTTGGGGAAAGATGATTGTCAAGAATACTAAGATACGCACTGCATTCGAGGCTCTTAAATATCTATCCGATAAGGGATTCACAGACGTTACAATGGTTGTCGGTTCTGATAGAGTAGCCTCCTTTGAGAAGAATATTCGGCCATATATCAAGCACAAAGACAAAAAGAAATCATACGAATTCGATAATTTTGAAGTAGTCCAAGCCGGGGTCAAACGTGGTAAAGGTAATGCAATGAGTGCCACGCTTATGAGAAAGGCAGCCGATGATGGAGATTTTAAAGCCTTTGCCAAGGGAGTTCCATCAATGGCTAGTAAAGACGATACTAAAGGAATGTACGATGCAACCCGCAGAGGGATGGGTATCAAAGAACATTGGCACGATACTCTACGCCACCTACGGACAGAGATGACATTCAAGCATCATAAAGGGTCACACGAAAAAGAGAAGTGGAGAGATATTGTGATTCCAAAGAAATTAACACACGCATTTAAGAGACTAGTACACGGCAAGAAATATGGAAAGGCCCTCAAAATCTACAAAGAGATTATGAGAGAATATGAGAAGAATCCGAAGGAACTCCAGAAGCAGGGAGCAATGATAATGAATCCCCAAGGACGTGCCCTTCAGATAACTGCTGATATTGTGGGTATATCCAAAGGCGAGTTGATGAAAGTATTCGACAGAAATACGAGATATAATAGTACAGATTACAACAACCCATTTACTGACTACCTAAAAGAAGAGATTGACAAAGCAGATTTAAAGCAAGTAGAAGTATTTGCCGATAAGATTTTTGCTAAAGTCGGCATCGATGTGGAGTTCACTAAGCACTTTTTACAACGAGCGAATGATAAGCGAAACGGCAAATCTATTAGCGTAGCAGAGTTGACAAGGCTATTCAAGCAGACGTACAAAAAGTATGGAAAGAAGATTCCGAAACTTGGACCAGATGCTCAGGCCGTGTTAAATGATACTCAAACAGACCTAAACTTACCATTCGTACTCAAATGGGACGAAAAA